ACAAGCTCCTTTTCCTTTTCACTTAATTCGTTCTTACTCGTTCTCATGCCAATTACCTCCATTTTCTTATTCCTTTATTTATGGCTATTATTGGCATTTACACGGTTCGGTATTCAGACTCTACTAAAGGACACGCATATAAAGCAGCGTTAAGGCCGTATTGTGCGGCCGCGGCAGCGAAAGTCGCTCCGGTTTGCAGCATTTGTCCTGCCGCTGCTATTGCTGACATTGCACCCTGGACTGCAAGAATACCATTTGTAATAAGGGCGGCAGCATTGTACGCGACGAACGCTGCAACCACGCCCCAAACAATAGGAGCAATCCACGACCAATTATCAATCACAAAAGTTGCGATTGAACTTAATATGTTAAACAACCCAAGTGCTACGTTTGCGATTGTAGCTAAACCACCTACGATACCATCGACTAATGTTTGGAATTCGGCAGTTTGAGTAATTTGGCTTATTTTCGTGAGTATAGGGTCGAACGCTTTCACTGCCTTATTGGTGATTGAACTCCAAACCTGCGCCCAAGTAACCGGCAATTCACTGAACTTTTTATTCGTTTCGTCTGCTGCTGCAAACATTGCATTTTTGATAATATCCGCAGTAATTTTTCCATCGGCAGACATTTGACGTAAATCACTTATTGATTTTCCTGTGTATTTTGCAATAGCTTGCGCCAGCATTGGAGCGTTTTCCATGATGCTTCGGAATTCGTCGCCTTGCAACCTTCCGGATGCCATTGCTTGCGTCAATTGATACATCGCCGCAGTTTGTTCTTCTGCGCTTGCTCCACCAATTTTAAATTGCTTATTCATTTGTTCGGCAAAAGCAACCATTTCTGCATTGCTGGAAAAGGCGTTTTTCGCAAGGATTCCAAGCTTTGTGACAACTTGCGCGGTGTCCAAGTATGAAGTTCTCGACCGTTGTGCTGAAGCATAAATCATATTTTGAAGGTCAGCAGTGGTTTGTAAGCCGTCATTCATCAAATCCAGTCTTGCTTTTGTAGATGTTAATTCATCGGCAAGATTTAATGTTTTAACTACTCCAAAATAAGTTCCAATAGCGGTAGCGACTTGCGCAATCTTTTTATAAAGCCCACTTGCTGCCGATTGCCCATTCCGTATGCTTTCATTAAATTGCTGCTGCTGCGAATTAGCTTGCCTGATTTCTCGTTCTGTGCTGCCGAAAGACACTTCGACTTTTGCTAATTCTTCTCTTGCCTTTTGAATGCTGCTGGTATCAATTGTATTATGTGATGCGGTTTGGAGCGCTTCAAAACTATTTAGGACAATGTTTATTGCCGTATTCATACTCCTAAACGCTGCCGACATTCCGTCAGTAATTTGTATAGCAGTTCTTATTGTTGCCACGTTCTCACCTACCTTTACATATAATAGCAGGGCGGTTGCTATAGCCACCCTGCTATCTTCTTTTAACTCTCTGTATTTCCTTCTCGCGCTTCTTGTCTTCTTCCAGCTTTATCTCTATGGCAGCAACAATAAATGCTCGCTCCTGCCTATCAAGTTGCAGAAATTGAGAAGGAAGTAAATGGAATTTATGAAGGCAATAATAAGCAATGTTTGCTTCAAAATCGCCTTCAATGATTAGTTTTTTGCTTCGTCCACCGCATCCTCAAAAGTTATTTCAAAACCATTGACTTCCTGAATTTTTGTCAAGTAGTCTGCATATTCACCTGGTGTCAACATGGTTTTAAGCAACGCATCTGCGCCCATGACGCCGTAACTATTTTGGAGTTCGGCGTCATCAAGGTTTGGATAAGCAGTACACCTTGCAGCAAGTTTGCCAAGATAAAGGTTATAATCAGTTTCAAGTGTGAACTGATTACGTTTACCTGGAATTGGAACACGCTTTGTACAAGCCTTTCTCAATTCTTCGTCTTCTGTCGATGTGATACAACGTATCTCCCACGGAATAGGGCGGCCTTTTTCATCACGGAATCGTTTTGAAACGACGTACTTTATGTTTTCGACTTTAAGCGCGTTTTGCGCCAAAAAACCGGACAAATTACTCATTAAAAATCATCCTTTCATTATTTCATGCCTGTCAATAATGTAAACTTTTCAGGTATTTCGAAGTCCTCGAAAGTAAAGTTAATATCTTCGTCCAAATAATCAGCATCGGCATCAAATTTTGTAAGAATGCCGCCATCAAGGTTGCAGCCTTTCAAAATTATCGTCTGCCTACCAACGGATGAAGTCGGGTCTTCGTTCGTAATCTGGATATCAAAGTAAATATCTTCGCCGGTGTTTTTATAACGGTAAAGAAGCTCTCTGAAAATACTGGTGTTATAATGGAACGTCGCTTTACCTGTGCCTTTCCATCCGGTAGCCTTATTACCTTTTCCAGTTTTACCCAAAATAGGAACTTCTTTTTTGTTTTTCTCGAACGATGCTTCCAAGTTTATTGCCTGCATGAAATTATATCTGTTGCCTTCAATCGTGACAAAACATTCTGCAAGTGATGCACTAACCGCGTCTTTTGGATTCATTACATTACTCATTCATCGCACCCCTTTTCTTACTGAACGACAATTGTCATATACAATTGTGCCATCGCATTTGTTGGTGTAACAACATCCTGTACCACAACGCTTTTCTTACTGTCGCCTTTTTCAACGATTATTTCGTCAGGCTTAAAACCTTCGATTGCTCTAATGGTTTCGAGCTCCTGGTGATGCTTTACAATGTCATTCCAAAGGCTTATTCTCCCTGCTGTATCGTTTGAAACTTTACCAAGGTATTTAGTGTTAAACAGCGTTGCAATATCAGTAGCTATTTGGTCAAGTACTCTTATTGTCTGATTGCTGCTAAAATCACTCGACTTTTCTTCCGTAATAGTTGTGAAAGTGTTAATATCTTCAAGCACTCTCACTGTGCTGCCGACTTTATGGAACATGAATTTACCAGCTTCAATTGCTGATTCTAATTCGCTTTGCGTGTAATTTACGTCAATATCAAATTCACCATCATAAGTTTTGTTGGTGTTACTCTTGTTCACTTCGCATCCGGCAGCAGCCCCAAGAACCCAATACACCGCTGAAGGGTCAACTGTTCCACCCATACCAGCAAGATTATTTTCAACGGATATAATGCCTTCGTGGTTTGCACTCGTGTATCTGTGCAGCACGCATTGGAATTTTACGCCAATATCATCACGCATTCTTTTTGTAAAGTTAGCAAACAAGCCTTTAATCGTGCTATTTGTTGATAAGCAGCCCAAGGCATTAAAGCTATAACTTTCGATTTTATCCAAGAATGTTTGATATGTTGCATCGCTAACAATACCATTTGCTCCACCAGTCAATGGCGTACCTGAAGTCAATCCAATAGTTGCAGTCGGGATGAATTCCACGTAGTCATTTTTCTTAAGTTCGGCCATCGTGGAAGCCGTTTGAACATCAACTTTTGATGTGCCAAGATAAGTCGTCACATCATACAATGGATTCTGCTCTGTATGCGCTTCATTATATTCGATAACGATTTTTAAATCATTACCTCTTGCCCCAGTATAAAGCGCTGTTGCATAATTGCATGCAGCCTTTGCGCCACCGGTATTTAATTTAAAGAAATATCCGGTTTTAATGTTTAAAAACAAATCACGCAAGCCCTTTAATTTATCATGGGTATATGGATAACCAAAAATCTTCATGGAATTCTTCTGAAAGTCTGCCGCTTCAACTGTGAAAATTTCTCCGTCGACGCCCCAATCTAATTCCAATGGAAGCGCCGCATATCCTCTTTCGGAAAGCACCGCTGAACTTTTGGATGCGCTAACAAAATTGATATACGAACCAGGAAGCACTTTGTTTTGCGTTACAAATATTCCACCGCCAAGTGCCATTTTACTTCACCTTACCTTTCATAAAAACATTAAGTAAATTATCGACGTCTTCGAACGTGTAACTTTCGCCATCTTTTAAAAGCACTCCAAGCAGGTCAGCCCTGTGTTTGTATTTTTTGCTCGAAAGTATCTTTTCTTTGCTGAAAGTTACTTTTTTGCGTTCAGTCTTATTTTCCAAAAACCATCATCCTTTCAATCAGTACTCGTCTTGATTGTCAATACTTCCATGTTGTCATTTGTTTTTATTTTATGGATAAACATGTTGTAATTCACGAAAAAATGTAATACGCCATCTACGGTTTCGTAGTGCATTTTAGTTCCACGCAATAAATCGCCATTTGTAAGGGTTATATACTCCAATGCGTCAAACAATTCTGCGGCCATCTCCTGCAGCTCGTTGTTGTTGCCTTGAACAGCAGGAAAATAATGAATATCAAACGGATGCTGCCTAAAATATCTATTCCCTACCATTTGTTTTTGCGACGGATTTAAAACAGCAATGAAAAAACAAGGCTCTTGTAAACCTTGTTTTACCGTTTCACTATATATTTTTTTGCTATCGCCAAACGCCTGGTTTAATTTAATGGATATCGCATCAATCAAGTCATTAACCATTGAAGCATTCCCCCAAGTATTTTTTCAGTTTTCTTTCCAGTATTGCAGGCGATTGTGATTCAAGCTCCTGCTCTGATATAGTAAGCATAAACCTTCCGGCAACCCATCCTTTATGATTGCTTGTTCGGTGCCCGTACTCAACATAGGACGCATAATGCACCGGATTGATTATTTCAATTTGGTACGCGTTACCCGTTTTTATCACTTGCAGCGAATCAACATATGCTTTCGCGCTTACATTTCTGCCGGATTGTGCTTCTTCTTCGGTTTTGACTGTCCAACCACGTCTTAACGTACCGCCTACTTTACCGCTTGATGCTTCATATTGGCCAACCGGCGTTCGCTTAATTACTTTTGCTAATAGTCTTGCTGCAAGCTCTTTTGCACATTCTTCGCAAAAATCTGTCCCTTGCAATTTCTCCATTTGCTTTTGCAGCTTCTTTAATTGGCTAAAATCGCAATTGCCCCATCTTGCCATTAAGCCCACCCCTTGAATAACACCAAGGTAATTTCTTGATGCTTCGAATACACCGCTGGTTCGCCGCTTCTTTCATATTCATTAATTTTGCCGTTTTGAGTAACAACCACTTTCGAACCTGCCGGAATGTTTACTTGACTGGAAATAAACAACTTTTGCACTTGCGTTACTTCGGCAGCGTTACTATTTTCGTTGGTGCTAGTTATGGTTTTAAACGACAGTTTACAAGGTTGATTTTCATAAATGGGAATTTCATCAAATTCAGTTCTTTTATTGATTGGATTCTGCCGTTCTTGCCGGATGAACACGGTACAAGTGCCTTGCCATAGTAATTCAAGTGGTGTTACCATTTGACGCGCCTATACGAAACGAATTCGTTCTTTCCGTTGTTCATCAGGTATGAAATTAAGGCATCCAATCTTTGTTCCGGCGTACTATCGCCGCTGCCAATCGCGTAAGTAATACTTGTGTCGCCTTCCTCTATTTGCTTAATCGCTGCTGATAAATCAAACCCTGTTAATTGCCCTGTGGATTTTTTGCTTAATAGAAATTCGCCGACAACCATATCAACGGCGATATTATAAAGTCCGTCGGGAATACTGCTTATATTACATTCGTTTTTGATGTGGTTTTCCACCTTCCGAATGATGAAGTTAAGAACCCAACTGTCGGCATCTGTTACAGTATAACCGAACGATCCCAACCTCATTTTTACATCTTCAAGCACTATTACCACATCCTTTATTCGGATTTTTTACGTTTTATTCTGCCTTCGTCGGTATCTTCTTCGACGCTATAGCCATGGGTTTTAAACCACTCTATAAGCTGGGCATTGTCAGTTTCGCCAACACCATTAACAAAAGTTACCGATGCGGAAATGCCGCTATACTGTGAATTCGGACAAAATATTTTTGCCATCAAGCTTCACCTTCCTTTTTTAGAAATAAAGGCCGGTTAAATTAGACCGGCCTTTATATTTTAAATTACTGAACTTTAATCTTACGCAATACACCAGCGGCCTTTGTTGCTTTAAGCGCAACGGCAGCAACCATTTCAACTTCGCCTTTCTTAACTGCACCTGCAGTCTTAAAGTCAGGCAACCAAGACTGAACCGGAGAAACACCAGCCATGGAAACAGCGTGGAATCCATCCAAACCAAGTCTTGCAGCATAAAGTGAAGTTTCACCGGTTGTTCCGTTAATTGCAACGACTGGATTGTTCGAACCAGCCTTTGAACCAAGGTCAACCAAAGGAATGTTACCATAAGTTTCAACCTGCTGCCCAAAATCATTTTTTGTTACCTGGTACATACCTGCACGCCTTGCACAAGCACGAATTTTGGCAATGAGTTTTAAGTTACCAGCGATAAATGACGGTGTTCCATCAAGCCCCATAAGAAATTCGTCAAGTGTGTCAAGGAAGGTTCTCCAGTTGTTATCAACTGCTGTGGAAGTGGAAAGGTCAATCGCACTACCAGGAATATATTCAGTTGATGAACCGGTCAATGCTTTTTCAAGACCGTCGAAAGCCTTTGAATCAACTGCAGAATCCCCATTGATTACTGTATCGTTAAACAATGCGGATGCAGCTTTAATTTTTTGCTGCAATTGAAGTGTAACTTCATCAACGATACCACCCATGTTTGCGATAACTCTGTCAATTTCAAAAGCCCCACCGAATACTTTCAAATCAACGGTATATCTTTGCCTTGATACTTCCTGCGGCGTATATTCGGTATTTACTTCTCTGAATGAAGCAGTCGGTTGTGTAATAAGCCTTGTGTAGCCATAAGTAAGGGTTGCGCCGCCACCTGTCGGGGAAACGCAGTCATCAAAAGTTAAGTTGTTAAAAAGGAAATTGGATTTTGCGAATTCGTCGATTATACCCATCTGAAGGGCATCCTGAACATTAAGTTTTGCATCAGCTAATGTAATAGCCATTAATAATTACCACCTTTCAAAAAATCATTTAGTTTGGAAGTGCATTTTTATCGCTTCAGCAAGCGAATTTGGAGCACTATCTGTTTGTATTTTGTCGCTTTTCTCACCTGGTTTAATTCCCTTGAATGTTGGATTTTGGGTTTCAATATTAAACAAGAACTTAGAATCTTCGTTTTCTTGAAGCTTCTTTATTTGCTCATCCAAGCCTTTTATGTTTTCACCATCAAATTCAGCACCTTCAAGGTTAAGTAATGCCTTAACTGCTTTAATATTTTTTGCTTTTGCGGAAAGTAATGCTCTTTCCACCGCGTTATCAACCTGGATTTTTTTCAAATCGGCTTCATACTTTTCTTTCGCAGCTTTGTTTTCATTTTGAAGTTTGTCAATTGTAGCCTGCAAGCCAGCAGCATCCACTTTTTTCAAAGCTTCAAGCTGCTCGTCCCTGGTCTTAATATCTTTTTCAAGCTGCTTTTTGGCTTCATTTACTTCGTCAAATCTTGACTTCGGAATAAAACCTTTGAGTTCTTCTGCCGACGCCTGAGCGGCTTTTTCTGCCTGTTCTTCGGCAAATCCAAGCTTGATAAAATCTTCTTTTTTCATGTTTATTTCCATCCTTTCAAAATTACGTTGTTTTACATGGGTAACGAACCATGAATTTTGTCTTGTTGTTTAACGTCAGCAATACCAAAATGACGATTTTTATTTCAGCGAATCAATTTTCGCTTGAATTGCTGCAATGTATGCTTTATCGCTTGAAACTCGTATATGGCTTTCAAGTAGCCAAGCATTATCTGTTTTCGGGAGAATGCTTTTTTCAACATTTCGCTTCACCACGAAAGCAATCTCCAGCTTTTGAATGTGCGTATGTTGCTTAAAATTTTCGGGATTGTAAAGGATGAATCCGTTGATATGCGATTTCTTGATTTTCAGCAACTAACCACCTTCTTCATTAAAAATTCCATAGAAAAAAGCACCCTTGTTCAGGATGCTTCAATCGTTATAGTTAATAATCAATATCATCAAGATATTCAGCTTCATAAGGCATATTTTCATCCAAGCAATTCTGAATAATTTTGATGATTTCATTTTCATCCTTGTCACGAACAACAAAGATAGGAAAGTTATCTCCAAATTGTTCAGCATATTTACTCAAAAGTTCATCAAGCAATTTTATCATCCTTTCAAAATAGCATCAAGGATTTCTTCAAATATTTTACATGATTCAGGGAAGTATTTTTTTATTGCTTCAAATTGAACGATATTCGCGATGCTGGAATCAAACATTTCAGCAAATGCTTCTGTTGATAATTTATGTTCAGCTTGCGACCAATAGGATTTCCCATGCCCAAATCCACATTGTATTTTACCCTTGGTTGCACCTTCCAAGATGTCAGACAAGTCAGCATTTTCAACCATAGTCATTGCTTTAACCTCTTTTTCAATAGCATTGTATGCCATTGACTTTGAGAACTTCGGCTTTCCACCGACCCATGAACCGTATTTCTTAAAGAAATCATAATTCCAATCGCTGATGTAGCCATTTTCATGCAGCCATTCAAAATCATCCTCGTGCTCTTTGAAGTCAGCTTTCATTTTCGCTGCCAGGCCATCAACTCTGTCATTGATTTCTTTTTCTATGGTCTTTCCAAACTTATTGTCCTGGTAAGTAAAAGAAAACGGTCGGATTAACAATCCATCACCAAATTTCTTGTTTGCAATATAGTCAATGTTATGCCCAAATTCATGAAATGTAATCTGATATGGTTTTGAATAACTTGTGCCTTTCGCGTCATTTGCAACATCCATTTCAATCCCTTGAACATTATGGCAACAAGGATGAACCTTTGAAGTTGCACTTTTAACTGTCAGGTCATTTTCAAACTTCTGCCAAACTGCTTTTTGCTTTTCAGGCGCTTCATTCAGAATGTCATGCAGAGCATTATAATGTTCTTCGCCAAGCTTTTTGTAAATCTCGCTGTTAATATTTATAGATAACTTAATTTTACTACTTCCAGTAGCTTGCTGCAAGCCTTCCTTTGAACCACTATCAACAAAAGTTTTCTTCCAATCCGCATATTTCATATCAGAAGGAACATAATAAACTTTTCCATCAACACCCCTTGCTGCCCTCTCTGTGAAGTTGTCATCAAAATATGGAACAGTGGTTGTTCTGCACCAAGGATGAAACGGTGGAGCGGTGACGCCTGGTTCAAAATCCTTCATGTCAAACACATGGCCGTCAAGCTGTCTACATATTTCAGATGTTCGACTGTCCAAAGTTGCGACAATTTCAAACTTTTCCACATCCAACGCATTGAAAGCGTCTTTTTGCGACTGTGACGCAAAGTAAGCAGATTCGGTCATTACCAGCCTTCCGGCCTGTTGCTGCGACGATTGCATTTTTGTTGCGATAGCTTCAATTGCATCGTCCGGAGATTTACCAAGCATCATTGTTCTTGTAAGTTGTTTTTGAACTTCATCAATCAAAGCAGCTTTGTTAGCCCATATCCTATCGCTAAAATTTTTACCGTCTGTCGCCCATGGCTTTGAGATTAACGTTTTAATAGTTCTGCTGTCAATAGCTGCTATATCCCACCCAATATTAAAACCTTTCTGAATTTCATATATCGTGTGGTAATAATTTTGCAAATAATTTTTTTTCAGCAGTTTGTCAATTTCATCAGTTTGGCGACCAAACAGCTTCTCAATCGTTTGCTGTATTTCTATTTGCAATGCTTCAAGCCTGGAAATATGAAATTTTGCGGAAGCATTTTCAAGTTCCTTCATCCAAGCTTGATTCAGTGCATTTTCTTCAGCGTATTTGATGAATTCCTTGACATCCCACTTAAATTCAGCAAGTTCTTTTGAGTTTAAAAGTTTTTTTGCATCCGCTAAACTAATCTGATTATTCGCCGCAAACCGTTGATACCAAGCTGATATTTGATGTTCAAGTTCTTTTTTAGCGGCAATGTATTGTTCTTGAATAGTTTCAAAGGTTGAAATAGCATTCTTGTTGGCCGCAGCTTCAAGCTGTTCAAATCTTTGCTTCCAATAAGCACTATTCTTCACTTACAACACCGTCCTGCTTGTACGGAGTAAAAGCGTTTTGGTATTCAGCCATCGTAGCTTGCTTTTCTCGCTCTTTCCTCTCAAGCTCTTTCTGTGGGTCGTCAACCCAAGGATGATTAGCGATTAAAGTTTCTTCGGAAAGAATTCCGGACGATTTATTGATATCATCAATGACTTCTGATTCATTTATCAAGATGTCACGATTGAATATAATTTCAACCGTTTCGCCTTCAAAATCGCCGTACCCAGTGTTTGCAAAATGGCAGTTGATAAACCAAAGTAGTTCCTCGAATGCCGCCTGATATTCGGTTTCCATCTCGTTTGCATCCAAGTCAATATCCGAATACATCGACCGAATATTCATTTGGTTTGGATTGCCTGAAAGCCTATCGTCTTTTGCATCATAACCCATTGCATTTTCAATGATTGCCTTTTTAAACACTTCAATTATTGCTTTGTAATTGTCGGCATTCACTTCAACCTGCAATGTTTTCAGGTCACCTGCTGCACCATCAACTGTCTTGACTTTGACTGCGCCATAAGTAGCAAGATTCTTTCGGAACTCGCCAAGATTTTCACCATCATAGTTGATTAACACCAAGATTGTATTTCTCGCATCTTCTTCCATGTTGTTTTGGAAGTTCGAAAGTATGAGATTCAGCCCATCTTGTAAGGACTTAATATTTTTTATCAACGGTATTTCTTCGCTGTTGTACTTAAACGGTATCAACGGTATTTTCAACCAATTCCAACTTTGCTCACCGACGGTTAAGTAGTTTGCGAAAAATGGATTGTCAGGAATAAGGCGGCCATTAACTAACGTGAAATAGTGCACGCCTGATTGCTCGTAAACTTCAACTTTTTCGATAATTTTTTCTGTTGAATCTTCATAAGCAATCACTTCATAAATCCTAATTGCATAGTCCAATATGGTATGCTCCGCATCGCGCCAACCAGGGATAATTTCATGGCCTTTAAATTTCTTCAAATCAAGTTGGCCTTGCTCATTATAATAAACATAAAGCCACCCAATACCCTCATTGAGCGAATCTTTACCAAGGTTTTTTAACAAACGCATAAAACGCTTATTGAATATCTGCTTTAACAGCTTGCCGTAAACCTCATTATCGGTTTGGATGCTTATTGGTTGCCCAAGCAGGTAATTTGCTTTTTGGCTCACCATCTTTTTATATTGATTATCAACGATTCTGTTATTCGGGAGATTATCAACTGCTACAACCTGTCCACCCTCGCCAATAACCGTTCGCCTTCTTCTCAAAATATCATGGTCGCCTTCAAAGTATCGTTCGCCATCAAGCATTTCTTTTCGCTTTCTGCTATTCTTAAACCGCTGAATTTCAAGCTCAAGAAATTTTTCATCGGTAACAATAGATTCAGCATTCATTTTTACGATGTAATTTAAGCGCTCTGTTTCTGTCGCGAAAAAACTAAACACGGTCTATTCACCCCCTTTTTTATACTGCATACATATAAACATTTTGAAATGTAAGGTTTCCAAGGCTTTTTGCTACTAACGTGTTACTAATCGAACGAAAAAGTCCTTCCTTTCGCAAAATCTTCAAGGGCATAACGCATTGCATCCATTAAATGATTAAAGTCATCAATAGGCACATTAAGCTTTTTTCCAAACTTGTCTGTGTCCCAAGTGTAATTGCTTATTTCGGTGATAAAATTCACGCATTTCGGATGTATAACAAGCTTGAAATCCTGAATAAAATCAATACCATTGTTTATGCTGTCCTTGCCTTTTCTCGCCGGACGAATGCTTGAAATACCAAGTTCGCGTAACCGGTCAATTGACTTCGGTTCAGCGCTATCGGCTCTGATTCGTTCTTTTTGATATCCCATTTTTGTGATTTCTTTTGCGATTGCTTCGTTTGACATGCCTGTTTTATACATTTCGTCAAAAACATAAATAACCTTGCCTTTCAAATCAACCATTCCGCACCATAGCGCCGAAGGGTCATTCGTATAACCAAAGTCAAGCCCAAAAGCCGATTGAATACCAGGAATTTTTTTAATTTCTTCTAAATCGAAAGGTTTTTCATCCCAGTTTTCGTAAATCAATCCCTCCACGATACCCCAATCGCCAAGCCCTGCGACTTTGTATCGTCGTGGATTGTTTCGTTTCATATTCTCAAACATTCGCCTGTCGGCATCGTCCAACCACTCATTGCACATGTAATTTGTCGTCAACGTAAGAATATCTGGGTCAGGCGGCGCATCGAAGAATCGCTTTTTTATCCAGTGTCTTTCATTCCAGGGATTGAAGGTTAATGTTATTTGCTTGAATAAACCTTCAGGAACTTCACCACGAATGGTTTCGTCAAGTACGTTAAAGTCTTCTTCACTCATGATTTCATACGCTTCTTCAATCCACATCCAACATAACGCGCCAACCTCAACGGTAATAGAAGTGATTTTCAAAGAATCATCAAGCCCTCGAAAATAAATTTTTTGGCCTGTTGGAATGTATGTCATTTCAAGCGGCGATTCGATGATTTTCCAATGCTCTTGCACATGCAATCGGCTAATCGCCCATTTTAGTTCTGTAAAGCAGGAATCTTTCAGCGTGCGATAAGTTTTTCTCACCACCAGTAAGTTTGCGCCTGGATGTTTCATCATGTTTACGATGTACCAAAGAGCAGTTGTTTTCGATTTCTTCGACGCTCTCGACCCTTTGACAACTCTGTACCTGCCTTTAAAATGCCAAAAGCGATTGTACCCCTTCCCAACCACGTTCTTTAACGAAAGTGAAGCGCTATTCATCAGTAGTTCCCATGTCGTCACGAATAACGACTGGAATTGCACCTTCAACCTTAAATTTATCAGTGAACATGCCTATGTGTTTGCCAAGGAGTTCAAGCGCTTTTACTTTGTCATAAATTTTGACTTCTCTTTCAATGATGTCGCCGTTTTCTGTCGGTATTCGCTTAACCTTAACAGAACTGATTACAGCAGTGTCTTCTCGATTAGCTTCGCTCCTGACTGTCGCTTCATCTATGTTGATGACATCAGCTGGATTGACAAAAGCAATTTTTGCAAGCTCAAGGACAACTCTGTCTGCATTAACCCCTGTTCTTTTACTTCTTTCGGCAAGCGCCCTTCCAATTGCCTCTTTAATTTCGGGTTTACTCAGGTTTTCATTACCAGTTGAATAAGCAGTCTGTACTGAATATCCTGCTCTGATTGCAGCCTGTGTTGCATTCAAATCAACCAGGTATTCTTCGACAAACCGCCTTTGCTTCTTTGTTAGTGCCATATGCAACACCGCCTTTCCATAAAAAATAAAAGCAGGTAGGAAATATTCTACCTGCTCTCCGCATTATAATAATATCACAAGTTTTTAGTGTCATTCAATACCTTGTGTGTGTCATTTAGTGTCATCGCCACACTTCGCAAAGCTTTAGCGTGAATCCTATGTACTTGCTTCAACGACACACCCATTTCCACGGCCACCGCTTCCCACTTGAGAAATTCAATGTAACGCAGCTTTAACAACAACTTTTCATTCGGGTCTTGCACGGCGTTAATTGTTGCCCTGATTTCTTTTTTCAAATCCACAAAGCCATCAATTTCATCATTGATTATTTTTTCAAGCTCAAGGATTTTTTCAATACACCTCGTAAACTGTGGGTCTGTATTCCTCGTTCCCGACGGTGGAATACCTGAAGTATTCGGGCATGATAAACTGGTGGCCATCGCTCTCAATTGAGTAAGCTCTCCAATGTTGCTATTTATCATTTCATTCAGCCGATACGCTTGTTTTAAATATTGTTTTGCTTCCATAATTCTTTCCCTTTCCTCACTTTTCGTGTTACACATTGTTACACATGTGTTACACATCTCAAAAAAGATGTGTAACGCCCACAAACGCCTATTTTTCGGGCATT